ATGTTATCGCAGAACTTGGAAAAGTTGTTGATGAAATTCCAAGCGCATTATACGGAAAAGAAGATATGATTATTTACGTATCTCAAAACGTAGCAAGAGCATATGTACGTGCTTTAGGTGGATTTGGTTCTTTCCTAAATGGCGAAAATAACAGCGGTGTAAATACACAAGGAACAATGTGGTACGCAAATGGTGGTCAATTATCATTTGACGGAGTAAACATCGCGGTTGCTCACGGATTGGCTGACAACAGAATGGTGGCTGCTCAAAAATCAAACTTATATTTTGGCACAGGATTGCTTTCTGACCATAATGAAATTAAGTTGATTGATATGGCGGATATCGACGGAAGTAAAAATGTGAGATTTGTAATGCGTTATACTGCAGGAGTTCAATACGGAATTGCTTCAGATATCGTTTATTACGGAGCTTAATAAATATTAACCAAAATAAAAAGGGTAGGTTGGAATAGTCTTGCCTACCTTTTTTTATTAAATAAATTAGAAAACTTATGAGTTGTTTACTTACATCAGGCAGAACGGAACCTTGTAAAAATTCCGTTGGTGGACTGAAAGCAGTATATTTTATTGACTATGGTACTTTAGGCAATGTTTCTTTCGTTTCAGGCACAAGTGCAGAAATAGACACTGTATCAGGAACACCGACTGCATATAAATATGACCTAAAGGGTACATCTTCATTTGAGTAAACGATTACAAGTTCAAGAGAAAATGGTACTACTTTTTATGACCAAACACTTAACCTTACTTTCAAAAAATTAGACAAAGACACAAATGATGAGATTGCACTATTAGCAGTTGCAAGACCTCACGTTATTGTAGAAGATAACAATGGCAATTTGTTTTTGAGTGGATTGGAATTTGGTGCAGATGTGAATGGGGGAACTATCGTTACAGGCGCGGCAATGGGCGACTTAAACGGATATACACTTACTTTAAACGCACAGGAAATTAAACCTGCTAATTTCTTATCACAAGATTTAGCAACTACAGGTATTACAGTTAGTGGTTCACAAATAAACCCATAATAATTTGAGTTAGTTAATCAGAGGGCGACTTTTTAGTTGCCCTTTTTTTTTGTACTAATGCAAAAATTACTAATTTGTTCGTTATTAGTATATGATAGTATTTAACTCAAATTTAGAAACAGATTATCTTGCATTATTGCCATTGATTGGTATACCTGCTTTTGTAGACGAAATTAGTGGTTATACGTTAGAACTTGTTGATGACGAAACCACAAAAAAACAGACATTTACATCAGGTTCTAATGGTATTATGGAAGTACAAGGCGATTTTTTAGTTTTTGAATTGGTAAATGGAATAGACCCCATAACAGGACTAAAAAAATTGAAAGACGAAAAATATTATACTATGCGATTGACTAAAGATAGCAATAGTAAAACATATTACCGAGATAAATTATTTGTTACTAAACAGGTTTACGGACAAAAATACAACAATAATAAAGATGAGTATGTTCCTGCAGATACAGGTGGCAACGAATATATAATATTATGAGAAAAAAGAAACAACAAAGCGCTATAAATATAGTCCAATTAAACAATTACAACTCTCCTGATATTAAGGTGGATAAAAGACACGATTGGGTTACTTTTGGCGACAAAAATAGTTATTTCCAATACTTAATAGACCGATATAGTGGTAGTGCTACCAATAATGCTATAATAAATGGCATTAGTCAAATGATATATGGCAAAGGTTTAGACGCAACAAACAACAATTTATTTCCAAATGAATATGCACAAGCAATAACTTTGCTAAATAAAGATTGCGTTAGAAAATTATCATATGACCTAAAACTAATGGGTCAATGTGCTATACAAATTATTTATTCTAAAGACAAAAAATCAATTGCACAAGTAGAACATATGCCTGTCGAAACATTGGCAATGGAAAAATGTGATGATAATGGCGACATAAATGGTTTTTATTATTGTGCAGATTGGTCAAAATTAAAACCTAACGAAAAACCAATTAGAATACCTGCATTTGGCACGAGCAAAGAAAATATTGAAATTTTGTACGTTAGACCTTATGTTGCAGGACATTATTACTTTAGTCCTGTAGATTATCAAGGTGGACTACAATATGCAGAGTTGGAAGAAGAAATTGCTAATTACCACCTAAACAACATACTAAATGGATTGGCACCGAGTATGCTAATCAACTTTAATAATGGTGTTCCTAATGAGGAAGAACGAGAGTTAATCGAACGCAGGATAAAAGAAAAATATAGTGGAAGTTCTAACGCAGGTCGCTTTATTCTAAGTTTTAACGAAAATGCTGATACTGAAAGTAGTATTGAAGCAATCCAATTATCAGACGCACACAATCAATACCAATTTTTGAGTGACGAAAGTATGCGTAAAATTATGGTATCGCACCGAGTTATTAGTCCAATGCTATTAGGTATAAAAGACCAAAGTGGTTTAGGAAATAACGCTGATGAGTTAAAAACTGCAAGTACTTTAATGGATAACACCGTTATTAGACCATTCCAAGAATTGTTATTAGACGCATTTAACGAGATTTTAGCATATAATAACATAAGTCTTAACTTGTATTTCAAAACTTTACAACCCTTAGAATTTGTTGAAATTGACGAAACTTTAGTTGATGAAGAAACAAAAGAGGAAGAAACAGGTGTAAAAATGAGTTCTGATTTAGATGACCAACTTGCAAACGATATCTTGTTGCATTTAGAGGGCGACCATATTGGACAAGAATGGGAAGTTGTTGATGTTCGTGCTTATGATGAAAATATAGAAGATGACGATTTATGGGCAAGTACATTGATTGAAGAAAAAAAATCAACAGCACAAAAATTAGCAGACGCAATAACAAGCAAACCAAGTGGATTTAGTTATTTGGATAAATCATTTTACAAAATTAGATACCGATACGCAGAAAAATATAGTAGCGACAACACTCGGAAATTTTGCGATATTATGATGAAAAGGTCGAGGAATGGAACAGTCTACAGATTAGAGGGTATTGACGAAGCAAGCCGAGAGGGTGTAAATATGGCATTTGGTCATAAAAGACAACCATATGACCTTTTTAAATTTAAAGGGGGAGTTAATTGTGGTCACTATTGGGAACAAGTATTGTACAGATTAAAAGACAAAACAAAAAAGTCGGATAAGTTATATGATTACAACGAGGTAAAAGATATACCAAAGTCATATATACCAAATCCGAGAGGAACAAAAGAGAGTAAAATTGCGCCAAAAGATATGAAAGACGGAGGTGCGTACCCAAACTAAAAAAATATGGCAACAGCATTATTTATTACTACAAATGATTTAAAACGCAACACGATTGTAAACGGAAACGTTGATGTGGACAAGTTCATACAATTTATTAAGATTGCGCAGGAAATTCATATACAAAATTATTTAGGTGGTAAATTGTACAACAGAATAAGTGATGACATCATTGGTGGAAATTTAACAGGCGACTATTTAGAGCTTGTGCAAGACTATATTAAAGATATGCTGATACATTTTGCTATGGTAGATTATTTGCCATTCTCGGCATACCAAATTGCGAATGGTGGGGTATTTAAGCACAATTCGGAAAATAGTGTTAATGCAACAAAAAACAAAATTGATTATTTAGTAAATAAACATAGGGATTTTGCTCAATTTTATACACGCAGATTTTTGGACTATATGTGTTTTAATAGCACTAAATTTCCTGAATATACGCAAAACCAAAATGGCGAGATGTACCCTGACAAAGACGCTAATTTTACAGGTTGGGTTTTATGATACGAAAAAGTAAACCAAAAAAGAAAAATATAGAATTATTGTACAAATTTTTGAAAATCAAAAATGGATTGGTACCAAACAGCAACACTAAAAGTAAAAATAAATTATGAGTGTAAAAAATGACGCAAAATTATGGGTTACTCCAAGTGGGCAAGTTGCGCCTAAACTAACAAACTGCAGTAATAGTGGAGGTTTTGGTTATGCTGTTGGTCAATTGCCATTAGACACTACAGATATACCTGATTTTTCTGCGCCTTTTATAGACAGCAAATATCACCCAAGATTTCAAACAGCAAGTCCACAAGTACAATTTATTCAAAGTCAATGGGAAAAAGTTGGCAATGGACTTGGTTGTAATGACGTAAGACGACCACAAATAGATTTTTCTAATTTTGCAGACAATAGTTGTCCTGCAATTTCAATGGTAGGTCCTGCTCAACAATTTTTAAAATCTACAGAAAATTTATTAGACAGCAATAATTGGAAATTTCGTGATAGTGGGCAAATAAATTCAGTTCCTAATGACATTGACGCATTTGGCGAACAAAATGTATTTAAGCACACAGCGACCACAGCAATATCAACAAATCAATTAAGTGGTTCTTTATATCAAAAAATAGGTTATAATAATAATGCGAGTTTTTTTAGTGCAAGTTTGATTTCTTATAGTGTATTTTTAAAAAGAGGTACTCAAGATATGAATGTTGGACTAATGTGTAAATATTTCACAACAAATGTTAATGATAATGATAATTACGCAATTTTTGATTTTGATACAGAACAAGTTAGACATATACCTAACAATCCTGACCCAACTAATGTAAATTTAATTTGGAATTATGTCAATATAGAAAAATACCAAAATGGTTGGTATAGAATACAAATAAGACAACAACAGGGTGGTAGTTTTAGATATTTTACATTATATCCACTTCAAAAAAATGTAACACCTCAACAATGGCGAGAAAATTATGACAATGGTGATTATATTTCTCATTTAGCAAACGCAGGACAATTTTATTATTTATCTAAACCAAATGTTACTATTAGAGGAAAAAGAATTAGTGGAAGTCCTGAAACACAAAACAATTGGTCTTCTAAAGCAGGTATTCAACCTTATATTCCAAACACAAATACAAACAATGTAGTTTTTAAATTCCAAACAGGATTTAGGAGTTTTTTACCTTATAACGCAGGGGATAATTATTGTTTTTATTTCAATATTTATATTACAAGCGATATAGCAAAAAGAACAAACGATATGCCAAATGATTTTTTTAAATCTGTTGTAGGCATACCACTTATACCACCACCCGCATTTAGTCAACAAAATCAATTAGAGGGAACATTTAACGTAATATTAAATTCATTTAATAGCACTTTTGGTGACCATTTAATACCATTAGCTTATGAACAAAGGCACAAAATTGTTTTTCAAAATAGAGAAGTTTGGATAAATGGTGTTAGATATGACAGCGATTTAGATAGACAAATTGGTACAAGTTATGGTACAGGTAACCAAAAATATTGGGAAATTAAAGCTAATCAAAGATTTTGGATAAACAATTTAGGAGTTTGGAACAGACAATTAACATCTAACGAAATATTAAGTTTATGATACTTTATAAAAAATATTTGTTTGAAAATGCAAAACAATACGAAAAAAAAATAAATGGATTGCCTGAAGATTTGCAATACACCGAGATTTTGTTAGCGAATGCTGTAAATCCAAAAGACGCTTTAGGAGACGAACCTGAAATAGAAACAGATGATGATTTAACGAGTGTTGCTGTAGATATGTTATGGGAAGATATTACCGAAAGTCCTTATGGTTGGAAAACATATGAAATTAACCCCACTAATCCTTGGAATAGAGTGTTAGGTATAGACCAAGACTAAAATGAATTTAACAGATTTAAAAATATATGGATTGAACGCAAGCGCTTTGATATTTTCGCTTACAGAAGTGGAATTAGTATTAAAAATTATGGTGCTATTAGGAACTTTAGGATATACAATTCACAAATGGTATTTACTAAATAAAAATAAATAGATTTAAAAATGCTTATTTGGTACAATAATGATTAAATAAGATATTTAAGATGATTTTATTCAACAAAAATGCGAAAAATAAGAAAAATTATTATTCATTGCACAGCAACACCTGAAAACAGGGAAATTAGTGTTGATACTATAAAAAAATGGCATTTAGATAGGGGTTGGCGAGATATTGGTTATCATTTTGTAATTACATTAGATGGAGAAGTTCACGAAGGCAGACCTATTGAACAAACAGGCGCACACACAAAAGGCGAAAATTTTGATAGCATTGGTATTGCTTATGTCGGTGGTGTTGAAGCTGAAAAACAAAATGGCAAATGGATTGCTAAAGACACTCGCACAGATGAACAAAAAAACGCATTGGAAGAATTATTATGTTATTTAAAAATTCTATATTCTAATGCCACAATTTATGGACACCGAGATTTTTCTACAAAGGATTGTCCAAGTTTTGACGCAAAAGAAGAATATTGTTGGATTTCTAATCAATTTTAAATATGCCAGATATTACAATGTGTAAAGGTAAAGATTGCGAAGCAAAAGTAACTTGTTATCGTTTTACAGCAACACCAAGTATGCGACAATCTTATTTTAAAGTAAGTCCTCACGAGAACGGTGGTTGTGAATACTACATAAACCATAATAGGTTAAACGAGTGAAAAAAAATATACTGAAATAAGTCAGGCTACACCCTTTAAGGTATAATTATGAAATAATTCACTATTTTGTACCCATAAAGGTATAATACAAAGTGTTCAAATTCGACCACTTTAAAATAAATAAAAAGAATAATAAGTGAATGATAACTAACACAAAAAAATGAGAAATGAAAAAATCTATAATTTCATTTATACCAAAAACTAAAAATAAGCGAAAAGGTGTACACTCAAAAAACGCAAGTAAAGGACAAAATGCTTATAAACCTAAATATAGAGGACAAGGAAAATGAAAAAAATACTTAATTTTTTAACGGGCAACGTTTTATCAGAAATTGGCAAAGTGATTGACAATATCTTTACCAATGATGAGGAAAGACAACAGGCAAAAAATGAGTTGGTTAAAATTATTCAACAAAAAGAACTTGAACTACAAAAAATGCAAACCGACATTATTATTGCTGAAGCAAAAGGAAATTGTTGCAAAGGTCGTGGCGACCAATACTTATGTTGGCATTTGGTTTTATAGTAATATATGTCAAATTTATAGCACCATTATTTGATTTAAAAATACCTGAATTAGAAAACGAATTTTGGAATTTATTGCAATTAGGTATTGGTGGATATGTAATTGGCAGGAGTGCCGAAAAAATTGCTGACAATATTGTTATAAAGGAAAAATAATATTGCTGTATTTAGCAATAAATTGATTGACAATATTTTGGAATAATTGTCAAATAATTGTTAATTTTTTTTAATAAAAAAATATTTTATATTTATAAATGTAAATTTATACAAAAAATTTGACAAAGTCAACTTTCCAAACATAAAAAAAAATAGTTATGAAATTTAATTTAAAAGTAGATTATTTAGGTAAAACAGAAAACAAACACGAAGCGGAAAAAGATATGTACCATTTAGCGTTTAAGACTTACAATGCAACAATAGAGGGCAAATTTGAAAGGTCAGAACTCAGACAAATGATACAGATTTTGGACAATGCAATTATCTAATGCCTAAAAAACCAACTCGTTCGAAATTAGTCAAACAAGCCGATAAAATTTTTAGTGAATACATCAGGCGCAGGAATGCCAATGAATTAGGAATGGCAGAATGTTTTACTTGTGGTAAAATAGACCATTGGAAAAATTTACAATGTGGGCATTTTCAAAGTCGTAAACATTATTCTACTCGGTGGAACGAAAAAAATTGCCAAGTTCAGTGTGCAGGTTGTAATGTTTTTAGATATGGCGAACAATACAAATTTGGTTTATATTTAAACAAAAAATATGGCAATAATATATCCGAAAAACTTATGAATGAAGCAAAACGGACAATAAAATTGTCTAATTTTGAGTTACAAGAAATAATTGACCATTATAAAAAGGAAATATTAAAATTTAATTAGTATATTTGATTAGATTTGTTATAACTCTTGGTAGGAGTTTTTATTGTTTATCGAAAAAAGGATAGTTTTTTTAAATTATCCTTTTTTTTATTAACTTTTTTTCATATATTTATACTATAAACTTTAAATAAATACCAAATGAGTGATTATTTACGAGCGAGGATAGACGCTTTACAAAACGAAATGGCAAAATTACAAAGTAAAGTAGATGAATTATCTGCCAAACTTGAAGTCAGCCAAATGACCAATTATCCTGACAATTGGACAATAAATTCAACAAACAATTTAAATTCCACTAAACAATGAAAAAAGACAAATTATTAGAATTGTACAATAAGTACGATTTATCCAAAGATGATTTTTTTAAACATCAACACTACACTATTATTACTCGGCAGGGTATTGATAAAATTCAAGCAATCGAACAAATTTACATTGATTACGAAGTAATAAAATGCGAAACAAATTTTGCTGTTTTTAAAGCGATTGCAAAAAAAGACGACAAAAAAATTCAAACATTTGGAAGTGCCTACAAAGGTTTAACTTTCAAAGACGGAAACACTAATAGTTGGTACGTTGCTGAAATGGCAGAAAAACGTGCAATGAGTAGAGCTGTTTTAAAATTGACAGGTTTTTACGAATTAGGTGTATTTGGCGAAGATGAAAGCGAAAGTTTTAAAAAAAATAATAATAAATAATAAATAATATGAGTAACAATGTTTTAATAGATGGATTTTTCATCAATGACAATAAACAAGAATGGATTGAGTATGATTTAGTTTTTAATGCACAAAAAATGGCACAATTACTAATTGACCACAAAGACGTTTTTGAAGCAAATAAAGGTAACGCAAGAATATCGTTGTGTAGAAGTAAAAATGACAAACTTTACGCAAGTTTATCTACTTACAAACCAACACCAAAAGCAGAAGTGACTGCAGAAGTCCATATGCCTGACCGAGAAGATGACAGCGATTTACCATTTTAAAATATAGGGGGATTAAAAACCCCCTTTTTTATGAAATATTACGAAATAAAATATCCAAATATTTTTAATCATTTGTCTATCGAATTGTCAAACGATAGAACAAAGGGTATGGATAAAAATTACAAGCATAAAAACTATTATTGGGGTAAAGATTGCAAAAAGCAAAATATAAAAGGTGTATTGGCTGAAATGATTGCTCAATACTATTTTCAAACAAAAAACATAAAATTTAAAGCATTAAGTTATTTAGGACAAGAGCCTGAAGTTGAAGCAGACATATTAATAAATGATGTCAAATTAGATGTTAAATACATACCACATTATGGTAAATATTTAATGGTAAATTTTTTGTCGCACACCAACACAGCCAAAAAAATAGACAAATATATGTTTGTCCAACCATTTCAAAACACCAAAAATGGTTACAATAATGCTAAAATATGGTTTTTTGACCACCAAGAAATTAACACTTGGCAGATAGAAAAAAGCACTTTAACCAAAGTTTTTAAATTTACCTTGTGATTTATTAAAAAATTTTTATAAATTTAACTCATAACAATTAAACACTACCAAAATGCTAATAAATTTAGAACAGGCACACGCACACTTAAAAAAAATACGAACAGGCGAAATAAAAGAGGGTTTACGTTTAGGTTATCCTGAAATTGACAAACATTTTAGATTTAAGTATGGAAATTTTAATGTAATACTCGGACACGCTAACGTTGGTAAAACCACAGTAATATTATATATGATGTTGCTGTACGCAAAAAAACATAATTTACGTTGGTTGATTTTTTCAAGTGAAAATGAGCCATATAGTGTAATAAGAAAATTGGTTGAGTTCATTGAACAAAAACCACTAAATAAAATTGAGGAAAAACAATATCAAAAACATTTAAGTTGGATAAATGACTATTTCAAAATCATAGATACAAGTCAATTATACACTTATAGAAAATTGATTGAATTAGCAAAGGCGATAAAAGACGCTTGGAACTATCAAGGTATGATGATTGACCCATATAATAGTTTAATTAAAGACCCTGAACTAATAAAAGGTTTAGGTGGTCACGAATACGATTACCAAGCAACGACAGAAATGAGAATATTTTGCAAAAAAAATAATGTTTCAATTTGGTTAAATACACACGCAAACACCAACGCTTTGCGAATAAAACACTCTATTGGACACGAGTACGTTGGACACCCCATTCCACCTCTTGCAAGTGATGTAGAGGGTGGTGGTAAATTTGTCAATCGTGCAGATGATTTTTTGGTAATTCATAGATATACGCAACACCCAACTGAATGGATAAATAGTCATATTCACGTTAGAAAAGTAAAAGAAGTTGAAACAGGTGGGCGACCAACATCAATGGACGAACCAATATGTTTGTCATCAATTCCAAACAATGTAGGTTTTGAATTAAACGGACAAAAATTATTAGAAGAACCAATTAAAGAAGAATTTAAAGAAAAAATCTAATCAATATGCAACTTAACGGATTACATATACAAAGGTGTCCTATATATGGCGCCTTGTTTGGTATATTATATTATGACCCAAATTTAGAGCCTGATAAAGAAAAAGTAGACCCTGAAGATTTTTACCAAGAGGTTACTTTGTGTTTAATTTTTATAGGTATTAAAATTACGTGGTGGTAAATGTTTTAAACATATTAGCTAAAGACCATAAAAAATGGGTAAATATTGTCAAATCTTTTGGCGTTATAAACGACGCAGAAGATGTGGTGCAAGAAATGTATTTAAAAATTCATAAATGGGATAGCAAATATGACAAAACGCTAATGTTTAATGAAACAGAGGTAAATTATTATTTTATATTCCGAGTTTTAAGGAACATTTTTTTGGACAGATGTAGAACTGAAAGACATCATACTAATTTAGATTATGCACCTGAACCATTAAGCAAAGATGTTTCGTTGGAATTTAAAGAGGAATTGGAATTGATTAAAGACGAAATAAAAAGTTGGCATTTATACGACCAAAAAATATATGAGTTGGTATTTTTAGAAAATAAATCAATGTTAGAACTATCAAAATTGACAGGAATAGATTACTATTCAATTTACAGGTCAGTTAAAAAAATAAAGAAAATTTTAATTAGTAAAATATGAAATTAGGCGATTTAGTGTATTACTTTACTAAATACACAGGAATAAGATGGTTAGTAAAAAAAATAACCAAAATGTTTGGAATTGAGGATTGCGGTTGTGATAAACGCAGGAAACAATGGAATGAAATTGAGTTAAATTTTAATAGACAAGAAAAATGGATAAACCAAGACAAAATGGAATAGTAATGACAAAATTAGACCGAAAAGATTGGGAAATATTTAGGTTAAATAATAAAAGTTCTTTGTCAAGAAAAGAATTTGGACTTATTTGCGAGTTACACGCAAAATATTTTAACCACAGATATTATGAGCCTTGCACTTGCAATCCTAAAACAATCAAAACGTGGATAAGACAACTTAATGATGTTTATGAAAGAGATAACGACAACGAATAAATTTGAAAAAGCACTAATAATGTTTTTAAATACTTTTGATGATTGGCAATTGCAATGGGTTGGCGACCAAAATTTATGTTATGACGCAATTGGCAAAACACCAAAAGGATTGGATTGTGTTGTTGAAATGAAATTTAGGAAAAAATATTATGATACTAAATTATTAGAAAAGAAAAAATACGATAGTTTGATGTCGTTAAGTGATGACATTATAAAAATATATTTTGTTAGTGACCCTAAAGGTTCTTATTACTTTTGGTTAAATAAAATGGTGGATTTAGACATTATAGACCAAAAATGTCCAAGCACTACATTTTGGCGCAAACACACTATAGAAAAAGAAGTTTATATGCTAAAAGAAGAATGGGCAAGTATTATACATAAAACTTAATTAACTTTTGTTAATATGTAGGTATTTTATTATATTTGATAAACAATAAAAACTATTATTATGGAATTACCTAAACTTTATGATTTACTCAAAGATGAGTACAAAAAAAAATTGCAATCAGAATATGAAACATATCCTTATTTGGTTGGTCGTGTTATTGATGAACTAAAAAAAGAAGAATTTATTTTGCAATTGTCTTTTTTGACTGTATTAGATTTAACAAATTATCTAACAGGAGATTACAAAATTGATTTTATTATGGTCAAAGACTTTTTTTATGAGCGCGATTATAAATCAGTATTGTTGCAAAATGAACAATAAAATAGAAAATTTACGAGATTTAGAATTTTATGGTGCTTACGAATATTGCGTTACTATTTGCCAAAAATGGTTGGAACAAAAACCTAACAATCCTGAACTACAGGAATTGGCAAAACAACTTGCAAATGTTTTTTTTTATACTACATATATGCAACAGCAACGCAATTTATATGAGAAAACTTTTTCTGAATTTCGTGCAGACAAACTTCGCGCTGTTGAACGAGCAAGAAAAACGGACAAAAAATGCGAAGAATTACAAACTCAATTAGATAAACTACAAAAACTCACTCAATTATGAAACAATTTACACAATTAGAAACAGGTGTTTGGACCCACGTAGACAAACGAGGTAAAGTCCACGTATATACACCACAAGAATTAGAAACTTATTTGCAATCAAATATTTGGTGGCGAAAAATTAAAATAATGTTAGGACTATGAGTAATATATCTTTATTAGACGGAACAATTGAAAGCCAATCCAAATTAGAAAAGTTAGCTGTTGATGACAATTTTTACTATGGCA